CTCATCGGAGGATAAGATGCGCTACCGCGAGAAAACACTAGGTTCCGGCAGGATGATACCTGAAATAGGACAGAAAGAGTCGATGCAAATGTGGGACGACGCTTCCGCGTCACGTCACTACAAGCGCATGGATTTTTCGAAGGCCTACATAAGGGAAGACCTGCCCTGGCGGGCTAGCCTATCATACAAGGTCTACTATTCGCATGATAGCGAAGGGTGGCATTGGAGGTGGAGCGAGCCGACAACGTTAGGGTCCGGTTCTTCGTCCATCACCGGACAAGGGGTGATGTACGCATGGACCGGAGTACCGGCCGGTGTTAGCTTTCCAGAAGTCCAGAGTGGAATCATCTATAATTCCATGAAGAACTATGGAAAGTCGGATCTCAACTTAGGCACCACTCTCGGCGAGCTCCGCGAAACTATCGAAATGTTCAGGAGGCCGTGGGACATTGCGCGACATTTGGCACGCGGTGACATTAAGATTCCAAAATGGATCAAAAATGTCCCGGATGCTGTCGCTCATGTTTCCTCGGCATATCTGGGCTATAGGTATGGCGTTCGGCCATTCCTATCCGATGTTCGCGGCGTTTGTCGCACGAGTGAACGCCTAAGCCAGCGCCTTAGGGTTCGCGATTCAAGTGAGCCCATGACCCTGAGGAGCACTCATAGTCTTAGCGAGACGGCCACATCCAGTGGTCGCCGAGCCCCAGACTATGGGTACGCGCATCAGGTGGACTACAAGAATACGGTAACAGTTACTACGACGAGATGTGAGTTTTGCCAGGTTGTCAGCAACCCGTCGGTTGAGGCTATGGGTATCGCACGTCAATTTGCGAACACCTATCACCTTGACGACATTGCTGGCATTGCTTGGGAATTAACTCCCTACTCGTTCATCGTCGACTGGTTCTTACCTGTCGGCGATATGATTGCGTCCGTGGCTGGTGCCCCGGGCGTTATACATGCTTGCTCATCTCCCTGGTTTTGGGAGAAGAAAGAGCGTGTAGTATCAGTTAGTAACTCAGGTTACGATACGCCAAATTACCACGTGGGTTTTTCCCTCGGGTATACTTATTGTACCGAATCCTTTACCAGGCAACCCCTGGTAGTCTTCCCTCCAAAGCCCGTCGATATCGACGGTTGGCAGAAGCTGGACCTAGCATTGATTGCTGGACAGACGATGCAGGCACTCTTCGGAAATTTCCGGAGATAGCCAACTTCACCCTCTACCCCATAGAAAGGGGTCAGCTCATGCTCACCATCAAGGACTCTGATGCCTCGGACGTTTCCATCGCTACGGTCGGCTTTTCTGGACTTAACCAGACTGGTCGTGACGTGGCGAATACTGCGACATATGTTCGGTCTTTTGAAACCAAACATACGCTCGCAGCCGGAAACAATCCAGGCCGCCACCTTTTTGCCGGCAAGGTGCGTCGATATGACGCTGCCACCGGTAAGTGGGGCGAGTTCGGTGTGAACCTCACCATGTACAAGGATCCTTCCGGTATCATCACTTTGGATGATGCCGAAGACCTTGTAGCGGTCGTCGTGAATTACTTCACGAAGAACGTGGCAGTGATGCCAGAGGGGTTCTCCACCGAGATCCAGAAGTTCCTCGACGGGATTAGCCCATTCTGAGTTAGTCCCGTCCTCGAGTAAACCCTAACTCCAAGGAGTTCAAAGTGCTAAACTCGAAGAAACTGATGAGGTCCCTAGAATGGGATCTCGCAATTCGCACGCAAAGGAATGCTTATGCCGTATCTGCGTTGGATATCTTCCATCGCCACGCTGCTGCTTCCAGTGATCAATTTCTTGATAACTGGGTCGCGGATGCTGGGCAACTGGCTGATACCGTTCGCAGAGAAGGCCATTCCCTCACGGGCCAGGACGCATCTAACCTCCTTTTCTTCCTCGACTGCCTTAAAAAGGTGCCGGGAAGTAAGCGCGAGGACATGGTGCTTGCACGTTTCGTTGTCGACCAAGCGAAAGTCGGCAAACACGTCCACCTCAAGCGGAACTGGGTTCCAGCGCTGAGGCGAATCGTGCTGTCCTGGATTGGACCGGCTCCAGAAGGCTTTGAAGACTTCTGTTGCAACGGGCCAGGTGCCACGGCTGAGCGGTCGAAGTGGGATGACAAATTCCATGATCTGCGTATGCGGCCTTCTCAGGTCGACTACCTTTTCAAAAAATTTGACCCTCTAGATCGTCTCAGTGTGGCCTCCAGGCGTGACGTTCCAAGTCGCGTCATCGTGGTTGAAAAAAACCGCAAAGGCGGGCGAATTATCGCCGCCGAGCAGGCATCTCGCCAGTTTTTGCAGCAAGGGTTAGGACGTCTTATACGGACGTCTCTGATCCGAGCTGCGGGCTTGCGATGCCTCGATGATCGCGATCTTCACGTTGCCTTTCTAAAGGCCGAATTGGGTAGTAGAACGACGGTGGACTTGAAAGCCGCGTCTGACTTCGTGTCTATGCCACTCCTCGCTGCCATCCTCCCTTCTGGGTGGATGAAAGCGGTAGCTGCAAGCAGAAGTCACCGGCTAGAAGTTGGTGCATCAGTACTGACCACAAAAACAGCCGCCCTTATGGGTAACGGTTTTTGTTTCGCAATGCTTACTTTAGTGTGTGCGGCCATTTGTGCCTTAGTCACACGACGAAAGCGAGCAGGTCAATGCTGGTCCGTCTTTGGCGATGATATCGTCATAGATGACCGTTACTACTACGAGCTGCGATACGTTTTGGTATCTGCGGGTCTTATCGTCAATGACGATAAGACCTTCAGGCCTGACGCACCGTTTGCAGAAACGTGCGGAACCGATGTGTGGAGGCGTGACCTGACTAACGTTAGGCCAAAGTTCCTCCGCTCGCGGGTCGACGTATTGCTAAATGCTGATGACCTGCTGAAACTATGCGAATTCCAGAGATATCTGGCTACGCGAGGTTGTTCGCAGGCTTCGTCGTATGTCGCCAAAGTTGTCCGAGTAGCGGGTGTGCGCCTAACAGGGCGCATGCCTGTAAACATGCACTTTGACGATCATTATCAGGTTGGTTACTCAACGCTTGATAACGGATACTTTTGTACCGTTCTCGAGCAAGCGCACTATAGCGCTCGCTATCAATCGCTCTCGGTGTTAGACCTAACAAAGGTCGACCCGAGAAGAGAAAGCAACCTGGACGAAGGTGAATCGTGGGCTAAAGCGTTCCACTCGGGATCGCCTGTTGCATACGAATCACTCACTCGGTCGGGAAAATGGAAATTCAAGAGAATTCCCTTAATACCGGTCGAGTTTTAGCGGATTCAG